GGTTTCTAATTTAACCTTTTTTAATTTACAATTAACTTTAGATAATTTAGGCGATACGAGTAGAAAGCCTGGTAAGTTTGTTGATGTAGTAAAATTTATAGAACAAGAAGATTTAATAGATAAAAAGCTTTTAGGTAGATGGTTTGTAACTAATGTTCATCATAGATTTTTTAAAACTAGTTATCAGACATTAATACAATGTATAAAGCCATATGTGGGACCAGCAAAAGATGCAAGACTACAAGATGCATCATTAACCCCTAGTATTAATAATCTTTTAACAACCAACCAACAATACGCGTAATGTCAGCTTGTGTAGATAAATTAGTAAATGAATTAGTAGATGATGTAAATGGCTTTTTTAATATTAAAGCTCAAATATTAAGATCTCTTTTTGTTAATAAGAAGCAATTTGAAAACTTGATTGTAAGGGATTGTAACGGTAATTTGCAAGGCGATTTTATGCATAACTTTTCAGAATCTGAACTAGACTTTATGGAAAACTTTTTACAAGTTTTCGAGCTAGGTTTAGATCAACTACAAAAATTTATGGGTATGTTAGCCTCTGCTGAAGGTTTACTTAAACTAGATGAATGTACTATTTTATATTATTTAAGACAGATTTTAAATGGTCCTTTTTCATGCGCAGCTTATGACTTATCAAGAATAATATCAGGTCAAGATTTAAATCTTTTAGCATCTGTTAACGATGGTATAGGTACTTTAGGTAATACGGTTCGCTCTAACGCTGCAACTACTGTTTACGGTTTAGAACCTTTTAATGCAGCGTTAGATCTTTATAACAAGCTTCCTCCTTTCATGCAAAAAAATATTAGTGATGGTACTAGAACATCAACTAATGTATTTAATTACAATTTTGAACAACAAATTTACAATGACAATACCTTGCCTTACATAGATAAGTTTCCTCAGCTCAGAGTTAATAATGAGTACTCTCAAGGGTTTACTAATTTTGCTACGGGTAGCTTAATGACAAAAGATGTACCTTTCTTTAACAAACTTAAAAGTATCTCTAATGATATATTTGGCTCAATTAAAGAGATTTTAGGTCCAGCTGCTAATAAACTTTTTGAATATAGAAAATTTGTTAATGTCTTTTATATTAAAGGAAGCCAAGCTTTTGGTGTATTAAATGGAGTTAACAGACTTCTTATATCTTTAGATAGAACAGAGTACGCAGTTAATAATAAAATAATTAAGGAAAAATGTGAAAATGCGCTTACTAATATTTTAGGATTCCCTATTGAAAATGATAAAACTTACGAACTTCAAATGCAAGTAGGTGACGGTGTATATGATATATACACTTTAAATGGATTATTTGGAGGCCCTGCAGGTAGGACTAATAAGAACCCCGAAATTGTTGAACAAGTATCTAAACCACAACTTGAACAATTAGATGTTTCCGTAATAAAGAAAGAGTTATGTGAAAGCGAAGAAGAGTGTAAAGAGTTTAACTTTTAAACATCTCCATTTTCTTCTATTTTAACATCTTCATAAGGACCTACTATAGCTCTATAATATTCTTGCTTACAGCATTCCAATGCCCCAATCATTTCATTTAAGTTAGCATAATTCTTACCGTAAGCTCTAATATAATTGTCAATAAAAACAGTTATAACGTAATTAAATTCGCCTGCATTTTTAGGAACATAATTAAGACCTGCTACATTAAGTTTATCTTCTACGTCTTGTCTTTGGGATGGTTGAATGTAAGGCATTTTATTTTAACATTTTTATTAAGAATTAAGTTCACTAAAGCTAATACGAATAATCCGAATAGGTATTTTTCTGTCATTGTTATATAAAGAGAGAATAACACTAAACAAATTAAAATCATATGTTGTTTTCTAAATTTACTAAGCATGCAAATGCATTTATTTCTTTATCTACTACAAATGCACTTTTATAGAGGTGATCAGCTATAGTAGCTATAAATGTTTTCTTTTGAGTATCAGTTAAGTTTGAATTATATACAAAATTTAAAAAGTTAGTTAACAAGGTATCATAATCGCCTTGAAACCTATCCTCATTTTCAATTAGATATTTTCTAGCCTCAAGAACCTTTTTCTCTGTTACTTTTTTATAAATCGTTGTGAGAAGCTCGTTATCGCTATTAATGTTAGCAATGCACAGCTCTGAATCAATAACGTTTTTTTGTAATTCGTTAATCGCTTTCCGAAGATCAGGGAAGTGACGCTTGACGAGTTGTATAAATTTAACTTTTTGTTCATCTGATACTTTAACATTCTCTTTCTTTAATATAAGATAGCAGCGTTTTACTCCCAACTCTACTACAGGTTTAATATCTAAAGCTTGACAACGTGATTGCAAGGCGGGAATAATCTTATGCTTATAGTTAGCAGTAAGAATAAATCTGCAATACTTAGCAAAAGTCTCCATAGTATTACGAAGAGCTGCTTGTGCTTGAGGGGTAAGGCCATCTGCCTCATCTAAGATAACTACCTTGACCTTACCATCAAAAGATTTAGTTTGAGCAAAATTTGTAATATTATGTCTAATAGTATCAATACCCGATTCATCAGAGGCATTTATATATAGATAATTACATCCTAGGATGTCATTTACTATAACTCTAGCCAAAGTAGTTTTACCAGTACCCGGGCTACCTACAAATAGTAAGTTAGGTATTTCTTCTTTAAACTCTCTTACTACTTTAAGAGTTCTCTCATCTAAAATAATATCATCAAGCTTACTAGGACGATACTTTTCTACCCAAATTTTATCAAAATCTATCATAATTATTTACCTGAAGAGCCAAAGCCTTTACTCCCTCGCTTCGATTCCATTATCTCACCTTCACTAACTACACTGCTAAAGTTTCTATAAACTACAAATTGAGCTATTCTATCCCCCGCTTTAACTTCATAATCAACGTCTGTATTATTATACAATTTAATTCCTGCATCTCCACGATAGCCTTGATCGATAATACCGGGATGAGGACAGATACCATGCTTAAATCCTAAACCTGAGCGGCCTTCAACCTTTACCCAAAATCCATGATCAATATAAGCAAACATTAACCCCACATCCACAATTGCAGATCCTCTTGCAGGAATAATCTTATCTTCAACGGAAGTAACATCTAAACCAGTATCATCACTATGATTTTTAGATGGAATAACAGCATTTTCATTAGTTTTTTTAAATTTTATCGAGACAGTAGCCATACCTTATGATAAGATACTTTGCAAAATATTCAAGAGTAGATTAAATATAAGTAAATGGCCGAAGAATTAGATGAAGCTGTAAGCGATATTATAAGCCAATTAAAGCATAATAATAAAGTTGCAAAAGCTCCAGTAGAGGAAAGTTTTCTAGATAAAGAAGACTTAGAAGATTTTCTTATACAAAATTCCGGAAAGCTTATCAAAAAATCTCTCAGTATAGTAGATAATGTTAATGACTATATTTCTTCTGCTCCGGAGAATAGAGATGTAGCTGCATTAGCCGAACTTATTAAAGCTTCTTCTTCAGCTATAGAAACGTTAAATAAACTTCATGTAGCTAAAGAGAGAAATGAAACTCAGCTTGAAGTAAAGAAGATAGATGTTCAAAGTAAAGAGCGGATTAATATTGCTGATAATCAAGCTAAAATTTTATTATCAAGAGAAGATATAATGAACGCTCTTCTAGATGACGGTAAAGAAGTTATTGACGTTTAAAAATTTATTCTAGGTAACCGCAGCACCGAATCCTTTATCATCTTTATAACGAGTTTGATACTGAGCGAGAGGACCATCTCTAGTACCTTTAACTTCTACGTCTTCTACATTCTTGAGATTGTCAGTTATGGTATCTATTAACTCTTGTATAAATTCATCTTCAGTAACTTCTAAATCCATTCCAAGCTTTTTAAGATCGTTAGCAATAGTTTTAGCTGAATTATTGATATACGATCTATATTTGGCTTCCTGACTTGATCTACTACCTGCAGCAGTATCCTTTTTTCCGCTTTTAGTCAGTTCCGCTCCTTTTTTAGCTAGTCCTCCTTTTGAAGCATCTAAACCTAAAGCCTTTCCTCCAAGCTCGGCAGTTTTACTTAAAACATCGCCTGCTACCCCTTTTGCTGTTCCTGTTACTCTATCTTTTACTCCTTTTACGGCACCAGCAGCTTGGCTCGCTCTAGCTTTAATTCTATCAACAAGTCCT